GCTACCCAAGATCCGTTAGCGTAACCGTAGAACTTGTTGTCTGTTGTATCGTAAACCATCTCACCGTTAGTCGGAGAAGAGATTGCATTCTTTTGAGTGGTAGTCATACGTGGCATGATTACACCACCTGTTGTAGAGGCTACTTCCAGTGGAGCAGAGGGTAACGCCGTGCCTATGCCAACTCGGCCATTACCCCTAACCAGCATAACTGGTGTAGCAGATTGTGTCCGACAGGCTAAAATATCGCCGCCAGTTGTAGCTGATGAATTTGCAAACAAATCCAACAGACTTCCATTGTTGGCAAAATCTCCTTCAAAATCACCACCAGAAACATTGGATTCAATCTTAAGACCAAACTCGTTATTGGACTGCCCATCATACTGTATGTAAGCACCAGATGAGGTGGTGTTCTTAACATGTAAAGTATTAGAGGGAGACGTACCGATTCCTACATCGCCAGAGGAACTTAGGCGCATTTTTTCAGCATCTGCGACTTTAAATAGTATCGGTTGAGAACCTGCTACACCAATATTGAATGCACCAGTGGTATCGCGACCTACATAGTTTGACGTGCTTTGAAAATACTGATAAGTATTAACGCCACCATATGAAATCTGGGACGCACCATACACATCTAGGTTTTGCGATGGCGACGACACGCCGATGCCTACATTGCCATCAGCATCAATACGCATTGCCTCAGTAGCATTAGCTCCAGTGGTCTTAGCGCCAAAGGTTAGGGCGTATTTAGTACCCGCATCTTCTGCTACGTTCTTAATAAACCCGCTAATCTTATCTGCCTCACTGGCATCTTTTGAAAAGAACTCAATCTCACCCGAAACATTAGTATCTAATGCCGTAGTGTCCGTGTTCTCTATTCTAATCCCGGGTATGTCAGCGGTGGTTTGGCCATTAGCGTCACTGGCTATGTGTAACTTCTTTGCAGGAGCTGCCGTGCCGATGCCTACGCTTTCGCTAAAATAAGCTCCACCACTAGCGTTGATTGCCGCAGCTTCACCGCCACTATTTTCAAACTTAATAAAGTCGTTAGTAGTAGTTCCACCACCATTGCGCAAAAACGTCATCGTAGGACAGAGCGAGCTGTCTTCGTCGTTGACTACAATGCTTCCAGAGCCACCGCCTTTAACTGTAAGCTCTCCATCAATAGTCAAATTGGACGCCATGTCTACAGCACCATCTATGTCTACAACATCTAGGTTGGTAGTTCCGTCTACGTCTAGATTACTGTTAAAGTCAACATCACCAGATGCCGAAATCGTTGTGAACGCTCCAGTTCCTCCTGTTACATTACCCGTAAGGTTTCCTGTAACATTTCCAGTTACAGATCCTGTAAAACCAGATGTAGTAGTAATGCTACCACTTGTGCTGATTACTACATCGTTTGCAAGCTGGTTTGTTCCAACTGCATCAGAGGCAATTTTATCTTGAGTAATCCCTAAGTCTTTAACGATGATTGCTCCACTAGAAAGCTGAGTAGATGTGTTGTCTACAGCAGCGGCTTGAAGCGTAGCAGAATTAACAGCATCATTAAGTTTAGACGCTGTTACCTGATCTCCTGTGCTGAAGGTATTTCCTGTTGTAAGTACTCCCATTATTCTGCTTTATTTAAACTCTTGAATGTCATAGCTCCTGCTACTTTTAATGCCCTTAACCTAGGTCTTCCTTTAGTTGTTGTTAATTTAAACTGTAATCCGTAAGCTCTTTTATTTCCAAACCTACCCCTAAGAGAAACATCTTCATCAATACCTAGGTCAGATCCGTTAAGATCACTAATACTTCCGAGGTCTATTATACCATCAATATTTTCTGTGATTGCCTGTAGGTCTGCATCTGAAACATTGTTTTCACTTGATTGCAGGTGAATGTCAAAGTTGTTCCACTTTTTTCGATCAATGGAATTAAGATTAAACATCCTGGTAAGAGCAGAAGATTGAATTTGGTCAGAAGAAATACTACCACCCACTTGCACAATGTACCTATCCCTGTCATCAGCTCTAGATTCGTACTGATGTACGCCACCGTTACGGTTAATTACGTACACGCCTCTGTTGTCTCCCTCACCAGCAACAGTTAGCTCACTGTACTCCCAATCAGGAGAATCAATAGAATCTATAGACTCCCACTGTTTGTTAATAAAATTGTAAATAATTAAGGCGTTGTTAGTAGTACTGCTGTCTAATGGAACTGCTAAGTAGTACCTATTGTCGAAGTAAACCGACTTAGAGTTATGAGCGTAAGCCTTGTTTATTCTCTTAATTGTTCCCTCGATAGACGAAGATAATGGAACATCTTGCCCTCTTAGGTTGTAAAGATCCATGAAGTCTAGCCCGTACACGCCGTTATCGGATAGGAATATCATGTTGTTTCCGACTTGTTGTACGCTATCCCTGGCCAAACATCCAACCTCATTAGTAATTAACTGAGATACAGAGCTTCCCAAGTCTAGGCTATTAGCAACAATATGTATGCTATTGCGGTTAAAGACAACCAGTTTGTCATCAGAAAAAGAATGAAACCCTACGATGTGATCAGCAGTACCTGCGTTAAACCTGAACTGTCCATAGATTCTGTCGTAAGTATTTGAGTCCAGTATATCAGAAAACAAAGCCTCATCTACAATATTCCTATCGGTAATTGTAGCAGACCCAGATGACCCAGTTATATCGTACTGATACGGAACTACTAATCTACGTTGGTGGTACGTGCCAAACTCAGGAGCGGGCATATGGCTGAACCCAAGACCTAGAGAACCAACCTTTTCAACGGTAGCGTTCTTGTTCGTATCGTCAGCTTTGTTTGTAGCAAAAGTAAAGGTGGTAACGCCTGTAATCTCGCGAACTCGTACAGTTTCTCCAACGCTATAGCCTGAGCTACCAGCAACAGTTACAGTAAGAATATCGCCCACCAAAAGAGAGCTTGTACTTGCGGATGTAGCTGTTGCTACGCCACCTGAAAAATCAAGATCAGTAATAGGTATAGGTGTAGGTTGAACGTAAGTTCCGTTAGCAACAAGAGAAAATGCAGGAGAAGAAATATCTCCAGCCCACTCCATAGCAATCTGTCCTTTACGGAAGATGTACAACTTGTTAAACGCTTGAGTTATTGTACTGCCCTCAGGAACGGTTTCTCCAGTGGGATAGGTAAGGGTTACTGTAGTATCACCTGAGTCAGCAGTCTTAACAAGCACAGTACTATTAGTTCCCACACAGGCTACGTAAGACTCAGAGCTGTTATTAGGATCTGAGAACTCACAAGAAGCTTCAATAAAGTTTCCAGCAGTAGCATCCAGTTTCATTCCTGAAACTACCATCGTTCCAGTAGGGTCATCCGATAATCCAGTTACGGTATAAGTAATTGTGTCGGAATCTGTTACTGTAACAATAAAATTTCCGTTAGGATCTTCTGTTCCGCCAGGAGTTAATCCACTTACATTTACCCCTGTGCTATTAGTAATACCATGAGCTGAACCAAAATTAACTGTAATAACTTCACCAGTCCTAGTGTAAGAACTAACGGCAGGAATGCTTGTGTCATACAAATAAAACGGTAAAGCAAAAACGCCTGGAGAAAAGGGAGATGAAAATACTTCAATCCCCTTCCTGGGTTGCCACTCACCATTAAGATCCATTCGGCCATTGTTAGATTCGGCCAAGTTGCCTGGACGCAGTTGATCTGGTCTTAACCTGTTGTTAAACCCAATGAACCCCTGATCTAAATCTTCTGAGATCCGATCATCTAAATTTCCGTATGAACTATATCTTGCCATCTAACAATTCCAAGCTCTTCTGCTCCAGTAGTTTGCAGAAAGTTTATTACTCTTACCCTTGATTCCACCTGACCTAGCACAATAACTTTTTTTCCGTGCAGGGTTACTTTTCTTGATGCTCATGTTCGCATCACCAAAGCGTACAATTTTTTCTTTGCCACCTTGACAGGCTTTCACAACGAACTTTTTCCCGCCAGACACTTGCCTTTTGGGAACGTTACACTTCATGCTTTTCTTATTTACTGCCACT